AGCAGGGTTAACCAACATTTCAGCAGTTGCAGCTGTCAAAGTTGCAGCCATCTTCGCAAGTACGTTAGATGAAGTAATAGCAGCGTAAGTTCCCGCAGGAGTAATGAAGTCGTTAGCCGTACACAAACGCAACAACCAACCGTCACAAAGACCCAATGCACCTTCAACAGCCGTATCACCTCTCCACATCAACTGTGCAAGTTCTTGATGACCTTTTTTTGCCATTTGTGAATAAAAGAAATTCATAAATGAAGCAACTGAAAAATCAGAGTTAGAACCTTTAGCCATTTCCAATGCAAGGAAAGATTGCTCCAAGTCAAACTGACAAACTGACGCTTGAGAAGTCAATGCACAAACGTCGATTTCTACTGCGCTCAAGTCTGCGTTTACAGCGTTGAAGTCACATCCACTTTCAGCAAGAACTGAATCGAAAAGAACCGTTGCAATTTTCGTTTTGTTTTTGATACCTGGTAGAACACGGTAGTTAGTTACTGCGTTTTCCATTCCGTAAAGGACAGAAAAATACTCTGAAGGGTTTGCTTGTAGTAACGCACTAGCGTCTACCGTCAAGTCGAATTTTAATTTTTTAGCCATTTCTTATTTTTTTAAGAAGTTAATTACATTACTGAATTTTTGCGCTGTTGACATTTCAATTTCTTCAACGGATGCGACTTCTTCCGTGTCAGTTAATTCGTTTTTGAGGTCTGCAATGACTTGCAAAATTTCGCTAACACGCTGCTCTAAAACAGGGTTTACGATTGCAAGAATAGCCTCGGCATCCGCTGCAGGGTCAATAGCTGCTTCAACTTCTACTTCAACAACCTCTTCAGGAGTTTCCGTTTTAACTGGTGCTGCCATTTCCACTTCCGTAGACGCTTCAACTTCCATTGCTACTTCCTCGGCTTGTGGCTCTTGAACTTCTACGACAACTCCGTCTTTTACAACGATTACCGTACCATCTTCGAGCGTGTGTTTTCCGTCTGGTAACATATATGTTTGTTTTTGATTACTTAGTTTAAGACCTAAAAAGCCTTCAATAGAAAAACCGACTTGACCCGCTTCGACTAACTTGTTGTAGTAGTCGGAGTCGGTTACTTGCGCAGTCATCATTAACGTACCTTTAGGCACTGAAATACCGAACGTACTCATAGCCTTATCTGCTTCGGGATTGTCTACAAGCCAAGCTTCAAGAATATAGGCAGGGACTAATTTGTCGACTTCGTGTTCGAGGTTAAACAAGTTTTGGTTGTTTAAATTCAACATGAACTCTTTGAAGATAGTATCAATCTCGGTCTCGGTAAATTGAACGTAGTACTCGCCCATGTCATCGTCGTTACGATAAATATCCATAGGAATCATGGCGGGTGCAGTAATTCGGTATTTCTTTTCGTCTGCGAAGTGGCTTTTAGCTTGGGACTTGAACGCTACACCCTTAACCAATACAGCAGGGTTTGACGTGAACGCAATAGCATCTACACCTAGCGGTTGTTCGCCATCGTTGTATGCTTCGTCTATGGTAATTTTGTAAGTCGGTAGTCCTTCCATTGACTTAATAAGTACACTAAATCTCTTTTGGTTAATTTTTAAACATTATTTTTATACCTTTGGTTAAAATCTAAGCAATGATACAAATGTTCGGGGTCGAAATACCCAACCACCTTAACGAGTTAACCGTCCAACAATTCGACGAACTCAACAAAATTGAGAATAACCAAGAGTTAGATACCATCGAGAAATGGATTGAAAAGTTTATCTACTTGGGTGTGCCTGACAAGGCGTTTGACAAAATGGAACTCGACGAGTTTACCAACTACATCAAAGAATTTAACAAGTCCGAAATGCCGCAAGGTGAAAAGGTGACCGAGTTAGTCATTGACAAATATACATACCAAGCAAACGAGACAATAGGCGTTAAAGATTTGGGGCTTATTGAGAAAATCTACCGAGGACAAGACGACAACTTTTGTGCGCAGACGTTAGCCATACTTTTTAAACGTACTGACCTGACCCGTACCGAACACTACGCACCCGCACACCTTAAATTTAAAGTGAACGTAATGAAGAAACAAAACGCAGAAGTAGCCTTTCCGTACATTATGGAAATTCTGCAAAAGATATCCGTTATTTCGGAAAAGAAACTTGAAGAAGCTAACGAAGAAGTAACAAAATAAAGGTGAATTTACCACGAAATTGGAACGAAGTAAGTGTAAGTCAGTGGTTAGAATTAAACACCATTGACCAACTCGAATATAACTCCGTATTTTTACAAACCATTGAGGCACTTTCCATACTCAGCGATACAGACCCCGAAGAGTTGGAAGACCTCGACCCCGAAGAATTAATTAACCTAGCACGAAATGTTAGTTTTATTCAGCGTGAGCCATCCAATAAGCCAAAAGAACTAATAAAGGGTTTAAAGTTAAAGCCGTTGGATAGGCTTACGTTAGGGGAGTTCATCGACCTTGAACATTATGCTATGCAATTTGTGCAGAATTTTGATATTTTGCTTAGTATATTATACAAACGTTGGAAGACGGACGAGTGGGGTAACTTAATATTTGAGCCCTATTCGTATAGTATAATGAGCCGCAAATTATTATTTCACGAAGTAAGTATTAACGAGGTTTATGGCGCAGTCAAGAACTACATCGACTATTCAAACGACTTTAAGAAACGCTACGAGAATTTATTTAACCCGATCATTGAGGAAGAGGAAACCGAACTAGACGAAGATGACCTAAAAGCCGAAGCCGAAGAAAAGGTATTTACAAAGTGGTCGTGGGAGAAACTACTTTACGACTTGTCGAATCAAGACCTCACAAAAATAGACGCAGTTACCGACCTTAATTTAATCTTCGTGTTTAACATGCTGTCAATGGTCGAAGAATTACAACTCAATAAAGATTAAAAATTATTCCAATTAGTAGCGTAGTCAAATTCTCCGTTCCACTTACCACCATCAGCACCAAACAAATTGTAGGTAATTTCTAACTTGATATTGTCAGGTGTTACGTTAATTGTAGCCACGTCTAAAATTGGGTAGTTAGCTTGCATCCAAACTAAGTACTCACCTATTGCATCTGAAATAAATTCTTGACCTAGTGGGCTTTCAATTGCTTTTTGTGTAATGAACTGCGGACGAATAACACCACCATTTGTAAGTAACGCACCCTTGTCCATAAACATGTAGTAAAAGATGGCGTTAATTGTAACGTATAATTTATTAAGGTCACCCGTTGCAGCTGATATACGGATTGAATCGTGCATTGTTCCCGTTCCCTCTCCTGACTCATTAAACCCTATTTGAGTAATGGTTCGTTGGATAGCCTTTTGTAGCTTAAAACGGGTTTTATATTTTATTTTAAATGAGCCTTGCATAATTCAATAAGTAGTGTGTTCGTGTTTTGGTTAAATGATATACCACTTACTCGCTGCGCCACATATTAAAGTGCGAACTCCGTTAGGTGCTATTGTAATAGTCGAAGCCGACCCGTCAATAGTTGAGCCGTTAGTATTTAGGAAGGTGTTGTAGTCAGTTGACTTAATTACCAACACTTGACCTATTACCGAAGTCAAAGGAAGATAAACTGTAATAGCCGCAGGTGGTGTAGCGACTAAACAATAGTCATCCGTAGTTATGTAATAGTCTGCGTCAATGTTTAAGAGATTAAATACAGCCGCACCCGACAAGTTTAACGCTCGGATATTCGCCACGTCCGCAGCTATCCGTTCCGTGACTATTCCTGTTTGGTCGAGCATCTTATTGTTACCTACGATAATCCCGTTTACACCCGGTTGGATAACGTTACCTTGTCCGTAGATAGCACTGACTGACGTACCCGGTACTACGTTCCCCACAAATGAATTGTCCCAATGTATACTGCCCGTGTGACTTGCTAAGTCTCCTACCGTGGTCGGGGTAACTGAACCCTTTTTAAATGGGGCTAAATCTATTTCAGTGTCCGCACTCATTAACTCAACCTTCGTAAGGTTTTGAGCATTGCAGTCGTAATCAATTACTTTGTTAATCGTCCACCAACTATTATCTATTCGTATTTTCGAGTTTAGTTTTAGGCTTTGAATATCGTCCTCACGCAAGTTGAAGTAAGCCGTCAACATTTTACCTACGTTGATTTGGTTAACGGTACGTCTCCAGTAAAGGTTGTATAGGTTGTTATTTGTAATCGAGTAACCTTCATAAAACATGTAGTCAGGCTGTGCAAATAAAATATCAAACGTCGGGTTTGTAGGGTTATCCCAATGGTGAAATATTGGGTAGGTCGTTACGTTGGTTTCGCCCGTTGTTCCGTAGTTGTATAAATTGTAAGCGTCACACACTCCCTCCCCTCCGTCTTGTAGTATTCGTATGTTTACTTTTGGCGCACCTGACAAAGTAGGCACATAAGCGTTAAAGGTTGTCTTGTCTATTGGTGTCGGGCTAAACGTTATTTCTTTGGTGTCTATTCCCTTTACATACTCGTTGTCGAAGATAAATTCAAGTTGTCCGTAGATTTCCTTTGTAGCTTCGAAGTAGATTTTGTTCGGGTCGTCGCTGTCGTTTTTGTAAGTGAGGATTAATTTCTTTGCGCTCAACTCAGGCAAAAATTGTAGGGCTTGGTCTTTGTCCTTTGCTAGTTTGTACGTCCAATCAATCTCGGCTCCTGCATCGTAGTAATCGTCCCTATGCATTAACACCAAGTTGTTAGGTACTTCGTTGTCTTGCTCGGTGTAAAGGTTGTACATCGTAAAAATTGACTTAATGAAATCGGCTTGTTTCACCTTGTTAGGCACAGCGTTATTCATATCAATCTGCGCACCATACCCAAGAATATTTGACGAAGGTAGTACACGAACCTCAAGCGAAGTGAAATCTATTTCTAAACCTACTTGAGCGAACACACCGCCAACAGTCCAATAGTCCAAAGTGAACGAACCGCCTTGAATGGTAAACTCATCCGTTGTTATTACGTTACTTGCTAACATCGTATAGGTTGCCGTCAACGTACCAATGGAAGTATTACCCACTGGTATAGTTGTCCCAAAAGGTACGCTTATTCCTGCAGGTGAACCGCTTGTTGTTGCGTATGGTGTGCCGTTGAGGTCAATCTGAAAGTATGGCTTGTAAGATAGGTTATTCGATTGTAGGGTTGCCGTTCCTGCGTTGCTGTTTATTAGCGTCAAATCTGCGGTAAACGTGAACTCAAACATTATGCTTTCACCGCCTTGCAAGTTCAACGGAACGTCGTATGCACCCGTAGTTGGATTGAATAAGTTAAACGCATCTTGTGTTTCAGTCCACCCTGTAATTGGATTAATAAATACGGCAGTCGTTCCTGAATCAGTAAATGAGTTTTCAGCCTTAACTAAATAGTCGTTGTAGTCAACAAGCGAACCTTCCCCGTTAAATGGTATTATGAGTTTGTCAAAGTGTGCTGCTGCTAACGTGTCCCATGTGTACGAAAACCCTGCGTTGCTAAAGATACGGTCAAAGTAAGTTTTAGCATAAATAGCAGGTTTCATATCCTGCAATAGGTAGTTATTAGAATCCTTAAAGGGTAGGAGGTATTTGTACCCATCCCCTTGGGTGTGT